GGAACCGTTGTTGTTGCCGCCTTCACCCAAGTTGCCGGGGTTGCCGTAGTTGCCCTGGCCCGAACTACCGAGCCCAGCCCAGCCTCCACCGTTCACTTCAGGGCTTACCTCGTGGCCAGCCGCTAGACCAGCCAAACCGCCAACAAGAGATGCTCCGGGTCCGCCAACAACCTTCCCAGCGACGCCACCATATTTCATGCCCCTCTTGAAGTCGGCCCATCCATGCGCTCGCTCTGCGTCAATGCCATAGGCTGACCCATCTGCCACAGCGTTCGGGTCCACAGACCCCTCCTGGCTGAACCGAGAGGCGCGATCTGCGTTCGTGTCGCTGTAGTTGGCGTTGTCGATTGCTTCCCGAGTGCTGTTGTAGTCGCCCTGGCGGCTCCTTCCGCCCGAACCCTCGCCATTGCCGCCAGAGTTGGACCCTGTTCCGTCCGCGCCTCCGGCGTCGTTGTCGCCTGCGCCCTGGTGGCCGTCCGTGCCGTCCCCGCGGTCCTGGTAGTAGTGCATCAGTCCGTCTGGCCCCATGACGCCTGCCCCGCCCTTAGCGCGGAGCATGCGGTCTTCTGGCACGCTGATCGCGGCGGGAATCACGTCCTGCTGCGCGGCCTTCTGGGGATCGAACTGGACGAGGTTGGAGGCCAGCTTGAGGGCCTGTTCCTGGTTGGCTTGGTCGATCCCGGCCAGCGTCTCCGCAGTCTGAGCCTTCTTCAGTTCGGCGTTGGCCAGGGTCTCGATGGTCTTCACGCGAGCGGCCACGGCATCGGCGCTGGCCTGATCCGCGGCGGCTTCGAGGTAGGCGGCGTTGGGGTCCTTGCCTTGTGCGGCCTTCTGGGCCTCCAGTTCCTTCTTCTCTTCGTCGGTGGGCTTCAGGACACCCATCTTCACGAGCTTCATCCGGAAGAAGTCGCGCGTCTCCTGGATGCCATCGCCCTCCATGTTGAGCATCACCATGCTCTGGAGGACCTGCTGGGTCTCGGGGTCCTGGGTCACGCCCAGCATATTCATGAGGCTATGGACCGTCGCGTCACGCTGGCTGCGAGAACTGGGGGCGACTTCGACATTCACTTCGAGGGCGGCGGAACTCAGATCGTTCTCGATGACGTTCTCACCCGTCTCAGGGTTGGCCTTGGGCTGCAGCAGTTCGACAGATCCCGTCTCGCCGTGACTGCCGACCTTCTTCATCTTCCGGCCCTTGTCGGTGTAGAGTTCCTGGGCCATGCCAAACCAGACTTCTCCGCCACAGCGCACGGACTTGGCCATGTTCGACATGTAGATGAACGTCTGCATGTCCAGGCGCTGCTGAACCAGTTCAACGGTCTTCCCGGAGACGTTGGAGACGATCTTCTCGGCGTTCTCAGGGCTGCCCAGGATCTCGCGCATGTCCTGTTCGGTGAGCTGCAGCAGGGCGGCCATGGCCTGGGGAATCTCGGGGGCCTTGGTGTAGGCTACGGGTCCGGACACCATCTGCTGGCCGTTGGCGTCCGTGACGGGATTCACCAGCAGGTAGGGATAGTTCTTGATGTTGTCCTCGGACCACATCACCTGGTGCCCCGCGATCTGCTCAGGGGTAAGGATCGGCCTCGAAACGCTGGAATAGGCGCTCAGTTCGCCCAGCTTCGACAGTTGGATGTTTTTCAGCCGCTGAGGGTCCTTCGACAGCCGGACATGGCCCATGCACCGCTCAACACCATCCACAAACCAACGCTTGCCATAGACGGGAACGATGGGAATCCGCTTCCCGGCGATCAGGCCGCAGTCGTCCAGAACCTTGCTACCGCTCAGGATGTACTTGTGGACCACTCGGGTTTTGATCCGCTTGCGCCGAATCTCCTTGCGTCCAGTGGCCTTCAGGCGGTCTAGGAGTTCCTCGTCCAGCTCGGACTTGTGGTATCGCTCCTCGTTGCCTTCGACATCCACGAAAACAACAATCTCGTCCTTGGACTCCTCGACGCGGTAATACTCCGCGATGTAGACCAGATCCCCGGCGCTCCAGTCAAACTCACGCTGGCTGATCTCCTTGGGCCAAGTGGCGGGATCGTCCTTCCACTCCTCCAGGTAGTCCTCCGCGGTCATGCTGGTGAGCACGAAACAGTGCTTCGCGTCGCTCTTGTCCTGCCTTTTTGCGGCCAAATCGAAGAACACACAACTATCTGCGTCATAGATAGGCTCGATGCGAATCCGCTGGAACTCATTGTCAGGGTCTTCCTCGTCCTCGTAGACGGCCCGCAGACGCCACGCACCGAAGCCCCCGCCTACAGCCTCCTCGAAGGCATTGTCGTAGGCTTCCTCGGCCACGCTGTCCTGCTCGTCGGCCCGGTAGAGCCCGTCGCAGGCATCGGCCAAGGCTTCGTTCTCGGTCCCGTCCTTCGATGTGAAATCAACCGTGATGCGGTTGTTACGGTATTCGTTGATGATCCGGAGCACGGCCAGGTGGATCTTGTTGACCTCGAATTTGGGCTTATTTTCGAACTGCTCCCCGAGTTCACCTTCCCACTGTGCCCCGGCGATGCTGTAGAACCGCCGGTCCTGGAGGCACTGGAGGCGCTCGTCCCGCACCGCGCTCTGGATGCGGTCGAACTCGGCCAGCGCTTCGGCGTGGATCTTGGCGAGACGCTCGGAGTTGGGAACGGTCATCGGCGCCCTCCGTGGTTGAAGGACAGGAACGAATGCGGCACCAGATCCGCGTCAACGCTCAGGTCGGAGCCCAAAAGCGGCGCTTCCGCCAGTGTTATCGTGTTGCCGGTCGCGGCGTAGTCGGTGACGGTGACGGGGGCGGTGGTGGTGGGGATGTAGGAACCATAGGCATCTGCAAGCTGGAACCCACCAATATAAATATCCCCGGTATAAGACACACCACCAGAAGCTAGGTAGACATAGAAAGTCAGGATGTTGGAAACGGACGCTATGGCGGCAGTGGTAATTCGCAGTTCCCAGATGCCGCCGCCTATATCGGTCTGAGAATCCAATGTGCCAATCCCACCCAGTGTTATGGACGGGATACTGCCTACCCATGTAATAATCGCGCTGACTCGGTAAGCATCTGCTGTGCTCTCATACAGTGATATGTATGTTGCCGGTGACGCTGTTGCCCCTTTCTTAACCCTGATGGTGAATTTCTTCGCGCCTGGAGTCGCCAATACCACGGCTTGGCGAAATTCAGCGCGAGTTTCCGCTGAAGTGTCACCAACCAGATCCAGCGACAGCGTTCCGAGCGTGATCGCTCCGCTCGTGATGGACGGCGTGTTTATCTTCGTCCAGGCGTTCAGATTTTGCGACTGGATCGCGTAGTTCGTCCTCGGGTTCGCACTCAACGCCATATTCCCCTGCCAGTCGCGGCGGTAGAGGGCGGTTAGCGACGAAACCAGCGACGGAAGCTCAAAAACCTTATTTACCCCGTCACCGTGCGCAAAAGTCCATCCAGTGCATGAGCAGGTAGAATCCGCAGCCTCGGTCACGCCGGAATTGATTCCCCAGACATCCCTGGGGATGCCCAGGACGGCATTCGGCGCGGAAATGACGACGGAGGAGGCCATCTAGCGAAGGAACCCAGAGACGTTGAATTGGGGCGCTCCGCTGATCACGACGCCTTTAATGAGTAAATATAAGTCGCTGGAACGCTGGGAGACGGCGGAAGCGGACACCGTCAGGGTGCAGAGCTTCTCATACATAGAGGAGCCAATGGCGCATCCGTAGATTTCAACTGCTCCGGTGCCACTGGCGTGGTATTCCCGACAGTCGAAGTTGCATGGGACAACAACACCATCCTGGAGATCAATAGATTGCAAATTTGCCACGCTACACCCCCTCGACGAATTCAATGGACTCGACTACCGGCATGCGTATATCGGTTGCGCTGTTGACCCGAATGGCGCTTGCACCCTTGGCGATGGAGGCCCGGAAATCGCTCTCCATGCGGTCCAGGACATCTTCAGACGGGGCCACGAGGACCATTCCATCCAGCGGTTCACCGGATGCGTCCAGGACTTGGATATAGCGGCGGAAATCGGTCATCGGCGACACCCCGGCTCCGGCTGCTCACAGCCGTTGAGCTTGAAAACCTTCTCGATGCCCTCGAACTTTCGGTCGTGCTCATTGACCTTCTTGGTCAGCTCGCGCATGTCGCCCCGCAGGCCCGTTACCTGAGCCAGGAGGATCGTCAACAGGGCGGAGATCACGATGCCGAGGATGTTTCCAGCGCCCATCATCAGAATCTCCTCAGCATGTAGCCGATTGCCAACCCAACCCCAGCGCCCTCGATGCGCCCCAGCCACCGCTGGGAGCGTTGAGCATGCTTCTGGGCCTCCAGTGCCAGTTCCAGGCCGCGCGCCCGCTGCTCCGAAGTCACCAGCGCCCGGTCTTTCAGGTCAAGCGCGGCGCGCAGTCCCTTGATTTCGTCTTTCTGCGCGGCAATCTGCTGGTCCTGCGCCGCGATGATCTGGTCTCTCAGGTCTCCAGCAGAATCCACCACGCCCATGGGACCAGGCATGCTGGGAGCGGCTGGTACGGCGCGCAGCTGGGCCAGCTTGGCCTTAAGGGCTTGCGCTGTGGCCTCATGCTGGGCCGCTGTCTTTGCCGCAGCGTCCGCCTGATCAACCGCGATCCGGGCCTGTTCCTGTAACGCACCGATTTTCCCTTTCAGCTCCTGGGACTGCTGGAGAGCCTTGTCGATCTGCTGGTTCTTGTGGCCGCTGTAGTAGCCGAGGCCCCCTGCTGCCAGCAGGAGGACGAGAGCGAGGACGGTCCAGGCGCGGAGGGTCATGGCTTAGGCCCCTCCGGCTTGCGATACGCAGCCCCGGCGAGGATCGCCAGCGGACCAGTCGCGGCCAAGAATGCAGCCACGGCCCCGCTACCCACGTCGCCAGCGGCCGCTATTTTGTAGGCGATGGAACCACCGATCCCAAGCGCAGCACTGATCAGGGTCCATGTCGCCCAGATCAGTTGCGCCCTCTTGGTGGACTCCGGCCTGTCCCGGCGGATCAACCGCAGGAATAGGCCAGGAGTCGGGGTCGGCTCGCACATGCTCAGCCCTTGACCGCGCTCTCGATTGCCTTGGCCTTCGCGGCGTGCTTGCGGTAGACAAGCGCGCCGGCCACAAAGCCGACCAGCAGGCAGACGACGCCCGTGATGATGTAGCTCATACAACCTCCCGTAGAAGCCCGTCCACACAGGCTTTGAATTCAGCCCACCCGTTGAGTCCGCCGTTAACTCGCTTGCGGACCTTGATCCAGTCGCCCTCGCTGGCGGCCTCAGCCACGCGCCGAGAGGCAAAATACGACGCGAGGATGCGAGCAGCCGGGCCAGCCTCCAGCGCACGTTCGGGCGCCTCCTCCAGGTCGCAGCCGGCCACGTGAGACATCGCCCGGTAGTTGGCGCGGCCCGTGATCTGCACGAATCCCCGCCCGTGGTAGCGCGCTCCATCACCCGGCCTCACATTGCCCAGGTCCGTCCGGCCCTCGTAATGCTCGGAGAAATACTTCTCCCCGCCGTACTCGTTGATCGGGCGGAACGTGCGGGCGGTCTCTATCGCCACCGCGGGGGCCGGCAGCCACAGCGCAAAGTCGGC